CTCATCCTCCCCCCGATGGAGTATGAAATTTATTTCTTGACAGTACCCTAGTATTATGACGTAATGATGATAAGGGCGCAACTTTATGGGGAGATTATCCCATGATAGAGCAAGGCGATGGGACTTTACAGCGTAGAATAGCTGATGGTCTGTGCCCAAAGTGTGAAGTCGAGATGAAGTTTAATACAGACGGCCTTGAGGACGATTATATGTCCTGCCCTGTATGTAGCTTGGTCATGATGACACCACGGGCTATGGAACTGGATATCGTTGTAGAATTGGAAATGTAATGTTTATGGCTATTGTGGTGGCCTGTCATATGGCGAATGCCGCTGCTTGCATTCAGCTTACAGATGACCGTGGCCCCTATAAAACAGAGGCAGAATGTGAGGAGCGCATTGAGGAAATGTTGGCTGCGGCTGTTCGCATCCACATGGAGCAAGGCTCACCCTTTTTGCCAAAATCTTTTGAATGCCGTCACGAAGGCTCTTCAATCTGAGCCAGTGCACGCATACGCGCTACTAAACGGCGTGCGCGGTTGGGGACTTGAGTGTACCACTTCGAGTCAACCATCTCGTCTGCTGCGGAATTAAAGTCGCGTGCGTCTACACCAGCTTTCATGCCTTTGAACTTTGACAGACGCGGGTAGCCAAGATTAAACATCATGTTGGCAATGATAAGCTGGCATTCTTCTGGCAACTCGTTCCAATCTGGATACAGTCGGTGGCAGTCCTCGAGTGTAACCGCAATGTCTAGCTTGAATACATTATCCACGCGCTCCTGTTCAATGACTGTGCCGACAGGCTTGCCATATTCAGGGTCGTCTTTGCGAATTAAGTGACCTATGCCGAAAGTTGGCAAATTTAGGTGGTCCAAATAAATCTCGTACTTACAGCCTTCATCAGAAGCGAGCTCCTGACGTAGCTGGTCAATTGTTGTGCTTTTCATAATTATATTAATCCGGCTGTTGCGCCCTGAATACCAAGAGCCGCTGCGATGCCTGGGCTTTGTGCAGCTCGCTGTCTTAAAGTACCCTGTGGCTGTTGTGGGGGAGAAGCAGGCGCGATGGGAGGAACAACCGCTGCCTGCCCCAAAGACGAATAATTGTTCGGGTTTGGAAGTTGCTGCTGGAGCTGAGATATCTGCTCACTGATACCAGATGAGTCCATAACAGACTGAATCTGCTCCTCTGCTTCTTGAAACCCTTCTTGACTTTGCTGAGACAGACCTTGTGCCATCAGACGACCAAGCAGACGAGACTTTTCTTTCGGCTGCAATCCTTTTGCCAACCGCTCATAGTCAGCAACAATCTGTCTGTAATATGGTCCGTTCTGCAAAACTTTCCCAATGATTGTAAACCTAGCCAGCTTGCCTAAGTTTTGAATTGGGCTCGCGGCAATGTTCGCTGCAACCAAGTCACCGCCCGCTGCAGTTCGAGAGTTAAAGTCCAGGATTCTGGCAAACTTTGCCATATCCTTGCCCATTTCATCGCCAAAGATTACAGACAGCTTGCCGCCTCTGTCGGCCTCCAACAAGCGCTTGGCAAACGCGCCAAGTGTCTTGCCATCTGTTGTAATGGTATCGCCAAAATCAGAGATGAGGCGCTCCATGTAATTACCGCGTATTTTTTGCAGTGAGATTGGGTCGCCCTCAAATGCGTCCAGTATCTTTTTGATGTCTGACGCTGATGTGGTGTTGTTTCCAATTAATTCTGCGGCCTCAAGCGGATTAATGTTTTCACCAGCGGCAAGCTTAGAAAAGGCTCTGTTCTTCTGGTTCTGATATATTTCTCTCTGCGCTTTTGCCAACTGTCTTAGCTGGTTAATAATAGGCGCACCCTCGCCCGCCATCTGACGTATTGCAGATATGTCTGAGTCTTTAAGGCTTGACAGGCCAATCTTGTCGATTTGGTTGGCTAGGGAGCGGATTTCGTCTGCTTTGTCACCAAACAAAACATCTGCTGTACGACCCAAATCATCAACAGCTTTTTTGAACCCGCCTGGCTTAAATTTAGATGGGTCAATATCATCTATTGCACGCAAGCCAGAAGAGGACAGGGCATCGTTCAGCCATTCAGAAGCAAGCTGCTCTCTGAACCCCTCGGCAGCCGCGCTCTTAACTTCGTCAGACTTGCCGTAACCAACAGCCTTCAATGTGCGCTCAAGAAAACGCGGGTTGTCGTTTACAATAATTTTACTGATATCTACGTCTTTAACGCCCATAGACATATTGTTTGCGGCCTTTGCTGCAAGGTTTTTAATAACGCCCGCTGCTTCAATGTCTTCAAATATTTTTGCGCCTTCTGAGTACATATTACGCGCTGGGTCCAACGCGCCTGCAGCACGCATCAGAATGTCCACTTCATCTTTAGGAAGCACGCCCAAATTGTCTATTGTAGCCCGCAAATTTTCAGGCTTGAGCTTCACATCAATCTTACGCATCAAGTCGTTGATTGCTCTACGCTGCGTTTTGTTAGAAAATGGCACTCTTACCAAGAGGTCGTTTAAGGATTTTCTTGCGTCATAAAGCTGCATGAAAGATACGGTGCCATCTTTGCCCATAGCATTAATTGCTTTTATGGCATCGCCCAACTCTTTCATCGTGCCAGCAGCAAGTCCAGAGGCGTTTTTCTCCTTTATCTCATCTACTGATTCTCGGATGTTATTTATGTTAAATATTTTATTGCTGCCCGCGTTGCTTTCCAAAGCCTCATCAATAGGCTTAAAAGCTGCGCGAACCTGTGCGTCAAACGCTTTTCTCGACCCTACAAGTATATCGAAAACCTCTTGGTCAAGCTGACCGTTCTTCTGAGCCGCCGCGCCCATGCTTTCGCCAAGAGAACGCAATGTATTTAAAACTGCTTTCTGTGCGTCAGTTTGGGCCGCCAAAGCTTTCTCCGCTGCTTCCTTTGACTTTTCCAGAAGAAGAACACCAGCCTCTTGGTCTGTTGAGTTCTCTACCTGTGAACGATAGTCGGCAAGCTTTTTCTGCATAACGTCATTGTTTTGCTTTAGACGCGGAGAAGAGCCAAAAATCTTTTCGACAATACCTTGCTGACGCGCAACAACAGACGGGGCGCGAATTGCACTCAGTGTAGGGTTGATGCCCATTTCGATGGATTCTGCTGCGGTTTTAAGCTCGTCTGGTGTAAGCCCTTTACCAGCACGCATGGTGCCGCCAATACCGCGTGCGACAAGGCCAAACAGTCCGAGCGTAAGGTCTGTTGCACCACCAATCAAAAACTCACGCTCTAAATCTGCCCGAACTTCTTCAGGGGTCTGTGCCTGCACACCAAACTTAGACTCGATTGCTTCTTCTATTGCCTGCCCGCCTGCCGCCGCCGCGCCCGCACCCAATGCGCCACCAAGCACGGTGCCCAATGGGCCTAAAGCAGAGCCTATTGATGCGCCTTTGATGCCACCAGCAACCGCACCGGTAATCTCAGGCGCAAGGCCAGCTAAGTCAGCGATGTCGTAACGGCTGAAGTCTTCCTCATCAATAAGTGTTGGCTGTGTTAGCTTGACGCCAATTTTTTCACCGCCTGATGGGGTAAGGGCCAGACGACCGCGACTATCCCGCAGATAGTCGTTGTCTGTCATGCCATACAGAACGCGCAACTGCTTTTCTTCATCGCCCTTTGTCTCCGCGGCGGAAAGCTTGGCGCGGAACTCTGCGTTTGGAATCCCGGAGGTTGTGTCGAACAATTGTTCGTCTTTTGCGTCTGCAGATGCTGCTGCAATTTGCGCTTTAGACATGAGCTGCCCTGCGCCTTGACCAGCCTGCCTAGACTTTATGACGTTAGCGAGCTTAATTTGCTCTGCAAGAGTGGGTGTGTCTCCCTGAAACTCAACGAAGAAGCTATCATTAGGGAGCTCAATTTTAACTCTTTTTGCCATTTTTTTCCCTTATTGATACAGTTTGATAACTTCAACGCCATCTGCATCTTTTGTTGTTTCAAGGCCGCCAAAAATAGCAGGGTCAAGATTGTATGCTTTAGAAAGAGCCTCTCTCCCTATACGCATAGTCTCTTGATATGCAGCATCGTTTCTATGGCGATTTTTGTTTTCGTACATAGCAACTCTAGCTTCAAGCTTGCCTTTTTTCGACAGGAAAATTTTCTTAGCTTCTTCTATTCTTGCAATCGCTAAAGCTGGGTCAGAACCAAAATCAATTTTCCCCAACAGATTTTGAATATTTTGAATATCAACATTAGAAATGCCGTTACCTGTTTCTTGAGTAAGAAACCTTTTGAACTGAGCAATTACGCGGTCACGAATTGCGTCTACTGTCTGCAAAGCTCCGGCTGGAGGAGCTTCTGTTTCGTATCGACCTGTAAAGACCTCAACGGTTTCTTCCTCACCCGTTTCTGGATTTTTTCTGGTAACTTCTTCAAAAATTGGAACTTGGTCCATGTCAAATTTAAAGCTTCTAGCCACACCCTCGAGGAAGCCTTTTGCTCTTGACACATTTGTACCGCCCGGCTTTTTAGCCTCACCTATGATAAGGTCTTTCATGTGGTCAAGAGAATTTACGCCTTCATTTACGTCAGCGAGTGCGCTTGCGAAGATACCAATTTCATCTTCTGGATTTAAGTAAACAGACTGACCATCTGTCTTTCTTATGCCCACTCTTGTCTTAAAGCCTGGCAACCCTTTGTCTTCAAGTGTCCCGACATTTTTGAAATCATATTGGCCTTCCAACGCTTTATCGGCTGCAGCCTTCTCTAACTCAGCTATTTTAAGTTCCACATCATTCGCGTGCTGAATTGCTTCAAGGTCCAGCTTAACTTGAGCGTCAACAGTTTTGGTCATCAGGTCAGTTACACGTTCATTAGCTGCTTTCAGTTGAGCAGCTCTGTTTGCCGCGTCTGCTTTAACTTCACCAAGAGCGTACTTACCAGCAGCAACACGTTCTGCACGCGCTGTTTCTGCAGCCTTCTGGAACGCAGGCATCGCGGCCTCACCAGCCTCGCCCAACGCGCCAAGCATCTTGCTGACGTTGAAACCTTTGCCAGCCTTGTTCTGCATCAGAGATAAACCAAGCGCCATCAGGGCGTGAGACTTGTCTGGCTGACCACTGATATTGACACCAGTAGCTTCAGCAAATTCTTCCATATACTCTTTTCTGGTTTTCTTGTTCGGGTCTTCCCCGCGCAGCGCAGTAACCTCTGACATTGCCTTTTCAAGCAACGCACCGTAAGGATTATATGGCTCGTCATCTTTCTTTTCGTCAGGCTCACCAGCTAATTCGGTTGAAACGGCTGACGGCACCGTGTCTGCGGGTACAGTTTGGTCTACAACAATATCTTTTTGTGCGGCGCCTTCAGTCTGCGCTGTCTCGCCAGGCTGAACAGAAACCCCATCATCAAATGCGCCTTCGCTAACAGAAGACGGCACTGTATCTGCTGGGGCTTTTTCCGCCAATGACTGAGCAATCTTTTTTAACTGCCCCCCAATGCCAACTGCCTCGTCAGCCTCCATAGCCGAGCGCTCATCTTCTGTCATAACGCCTATATTAGGGCGAATAAATGTACTGCCCAACCCATAAGAAGGGGTTTGAAGACCTAAATTAGGGTAATTTTTTGCTGCTGACTTACCAAGACCAACCGCGCCTTCAATAAGGTCTTGAGTTAATCCACCAGCAAAGTCTGAAGCTTTCCCTCTGGTTTGGTCTTCAATATAACCAGCCTCCGCTATGTTTGCAAAGTCACGAAAAGCAAGCGGACCTTGCCCAGGCAAAAAAAACTCTTGAACCTGACCTATGCCACTTCCTGCAACAGGGCGAACACCTGAGCTTATGCCACTGGCAGGGCCGACAGAATTTCTTATCGGAGCGTCACGCTGAGACAGTATCTGGCGCAAACCTTCTTCACGACCTAGTTGCTGAATTGCCATCTATGGCTCCTTATGTTGATGTTGGGCCGCCGGTCATGCCTGCGCCAGTTAACGCTGTATATGCTCCAATACCCTGCAAGAAAGGATTGGCATCAGGCGTTGTTGCGCTCTTAAAGGTAGATGAAAGGCTTCCAGAAGGCGTACCCTTCAGCAATGAGCTGCCAAGCTCCAGCCGCGTAAACGGTTCCTGCGCCTGCTGCATAAGGTTCTGTCGCTCTGCATCAAGCTCTGCCTGTGTCTGCTGCTGACCAAGACGACCAAGCTGTGACAGTGACTGCACATCAGCGCGGCCTAGCTCTGAGCCAACGCGACCAATATCTGCTGACTGTGCGCCGACTCCACCAAAGGCCTGCCCAATTCCACCGAGCAATTGTCCGGCTTTTTGTGATGCCTGAACCGCTGTATCAAAGCCTTTTGACAGAAACTCGCCAATCTTGCCTAAACGCGCACGCTCGCCTTCAGCACGCTGCACGCCTTCACGGCTGCCACCAAATGCACCCGCGCCAACCGCTCCAGATGCAATCTTTTGCTGGCCTATGGCGGCTTGACGATTGATTTCATCAATAACCGCGCCTTGATATGGGTTCATGAACTGAGATATGCCTTGTGACGGGTCAAGCATAGCAACGCCCTGACCAAGAGCACCGATGCCTGCAAGCGCAGCTTGCTGACCTTGCTGAAGGGCAGGAAGATATGTGCCAACCTGAGCTTGCCCCAAGGCTTGTGCTTGTGTTTGCAGCGGGTCCATAGGAGCCACCTGATACTCAGGAAGGTCAAGCGGCTTATCTAACAGCCCTGGGGAGGTTTGAGTCTCGCCATCAAACTGACCAAAAGCAGATTGAAGAATGCGCTTCTCCAAGCCTTCTAAGTAAGGCGCAAGGCGTTGTACCTGTTCTACGGTTTGAGTAGCCATTATGCTTGCCTCTCTAGGTTATCCATCATCTTATACATACGGCCTATGCCTTTGCGAAGGTTGCCGTCACCCATGC